TCTTGGGGTCGTTCACCTGAGGGACTCCAACGCCATATCGGTTATAACCTTCTGTTTCCAAAATGAACAGAGCTTCCTGAAGAACTCCTTTCGAGACGCCAAGCTGCTGCTCTACGCCCTCGCCAACATCAAGAGCCCCTTTTACTGCCAGCTCTTTCTTCAATGCCTCGGCGGTAGCAAGGGCCTTGTTCTTGTTGCTGGCGGTGTTTTCATTGAGAAGCGCACGAACCGAGGAGTCGTTGTTGTACCCCATGATTTTGGCAATCTCATCGAGAGTCTTTCCTTCTTCACGAAGGGACTTGGCCCGTTCCGCCTGGAGAGCCCGTCGCTCATGCTTTGCCACCCGAACCTGCATACGAAGGTCAGTAGTGGACATCTTCAGTTCTTCGGCAATTTCTTTTTGGCTCTTTCCCATGGCTTCGAGTTCTTCCACTCTGGCCAGAAAGTCGCCGCCATGCTGATAGGGGTTTTCACCAGAACCCCAGGGGTAGCGCCCAGAGCGCCGCTTGACGCCATAGTGCATCAAAATATCTTCCGCGATGGGGTTCATGGCTTACTCCTCCTCTTTGATACTGTTGATGATTTTATCGAAGGTTATGATCCGGTCCATGATGGGGAAAATATCTTCGATCGTGGGCTGGTGACAAATGATTCCGTCATTCTGATAAATACGAAGCTCCATTTGAATCTCGTTCGGCTTGTAGTTATACTCCAAGCAAAAGAGCGCCGCATAAATCATCAGCTGTTCCATGTGTGTCGGACTTTCTCCAGTTTTCAAATCATGAATCCGGAGCATGTCGCCTCGAAATGAAATCGCGTCAGCGGTGCCGAAGCAGTTCGGGGAATAGTAGAGGATCTGTTCCGGCGTCATCTTGTAACCGATTGCATCGTTGACATACATGTTCAATGTCTTTTGCGACTTGGGTAGCCGCTGACCCAGCTTGATGCACTGGGCGGCAAAAGAGTGAAGGACTGTGCCGCGCTGGGCCGCACGATACTTGGCGTAGGCGTCGGCCACCTTCTCTTCCGTGTAGTTGATCCAGTGATAGGTGCTCGCGCCAAGAAAAGCATGTTGACCCTCAAGGTTGGAATGCTTTACAAAGTTCATCCAACACTTCCTCCTTGTTCTCCGGGGAGATGAATCTGGAGAACGACATCTCGTTCATCTTCCCAACGTAATATTCCTGGTTCGGCTGTCTCTTGGCTTTGTTAGATCTCTTGCATTCAAGGGAGGCCCATTTCTCGCCGTAAAGAATCAACAGGTCGGGAATGCCCTGGCGCTGGTCCATCTTAAATATCATGCAGCCAGGGAATCGTGCTTTCAGCGTGCTGATGAGCCGGTCTTGAAAACCGCTTTCCAGTCTTGCGCTTCGGGCCATCGAACGGCCTCCTTTCCGATAAAAGTGATAGAAAGAACAAGATATGCGCGACATATCTCTCTCCTCTCCATAAAAGAGTCTGTTTTTTTCGCGGAAAGAAAAACAGCCTTAAAATATCAATTTGGGCAAAAAGAAAAGAGCCGCGGCTGGCGGCTCTAATCTTTAATCGATACTAAATCCTATTTTCCGTTTTGGCTTGCTATTCTTCTCGGCAATCTCCTCGACCTTTGGTTTGCCAAACGATTGCCAGATCGTGGCTCCGGCGCATGATCCAATCGCCGCCGCCATCGAAGTGGTAAACGTTATCAGTAGTTGGGTCGAGTCTTTCATGTTCGGTTTCATAACATCGCCTCCTCATAAAGGCGACGGTTTTTCCTGCGAAAACAAAAACAGCCGAGACACCCGTAGGCACCTCGGCTAAACGCAGAATATCAATTTGTTTTCCATCAGCTGTTGTTCCGCAGATACCGAATCAGAATCCAAATCAGCCAAAGACCTCCCGTGCAGATGGTCAGGATAAGGTCCAGCAGCAATCCGCCGCCGCTGCGTTTCTTTCCACTACTCATAAGAATCCTCCTCGTCAAACTCTTTCTTTTTGTTGTCTCGATGAATGATCTTCTCAACGCCGGCCTTTGCTTTGACGGCAGTATCACCAGCATGGGTTTTTATGTGCTCCCATTTCTCGGCCCGCCTATCGGCTCTTTCTTGCTTCAAGGTGGCTTTTTGCCGCTCAGCTTCTTCAAATATCCGTAGACTCTCATCGATTACCTCACGAGTCACATACTGGATAATAACAACCTCTCCAGGCTTAAGTTTTGAGTTGGCCTTTTTATTGCAGGCAACGACCTGAAGGTCAAAACAATCCTTGTATCTAACATGCGCATCTCTGATGCGAACTTCGATAGGCAGCGCTTTCAGACCGTGGCCCTCTATAAGTTCTTTAGCTTCGTCCAGTTTCAAAGGGAACTTTTTGGAACAGAGCTCCGGCATGGATATCAATTCTTCAGAGGGCTCCGTTTCGTCTTTTCTGGGGATTCGGTCTATAAACTCAATCGCAACTGGAGTCACAGCACTAACGATTCCGGCGACAAGTCCGAGCTTCCCGCCAATATTAGGATTCGGTTTGTTAGATCTTCCCATCAGCCTTCCCTCCTTTGGGCAAAATAAAAGAGTGCGCCTCAATGAAGAGACGCACTCTGCAACTAAAGCGCATCTCTCATTGTTGCCACACAATCTCGTTACCCGGCTACGGGCGCATGAGTATAGAGAGAAGACACTTGTTGCCAAGATGTGTTCTCCGTAGCCGAATAATTCTTTATACGATTGTGTGGCGGATTCAGTATATCACAATGCATCGTGAAATGGAAGAGTGAACTTTGCAGTCACGTCATCTTGTGAAAATGGCTCGAAACAGCCTCAAAACTCACTATTTTGCCCTTGCTGGCCAGTTGGCCACTTTTTTCTTCCACTTATATATAATTTTTAATATTTTTTTTCGCATTTAATTAAGAAAAAAAGTGGGCAAGTGGCCAGAAAACCCGCAAACCCTTGGGGCGCAAGGGTTTCAGCCTGGCCACTTTTGAAATAAAAGTGGGCAAAAAGTGGGCAAATGGCCAGTTTTTCACCAATTTTCCGTCCGTACACGGCTATCCAACCTCCAAATTTTCGCAAAATCCGAACCCAAAGTGGGCAAATGGCCAGTTTTACAGACCAAAAGTGGCCAGCAAAATGACCTGCTACTAACAGTAATAGTAGCAGCTTTTGACCATCTGGGCAGAGATTTTCAAGCCGTGTACGGACGAATTCTATTCTAAGTTAGCCTGTTTTCTATCTTAGATTAGAAATATCCAGCCTCATTCTCAATAGGAACGCCGCTGGTAAGGCCTGTTTCGAGGGGCAATGGGGTGGTAATGATAAGCCGGAAACGCCTGGTACGGACGCTTTTTAAGCAGGGACATGCCGTACTTTTTCGGCGGGACAGACTTCCGTCCGGGCCAAATATCAGGGCTGGAGAAGACCTCCTCCCACATCTTTACAAATGTTTCGGCCGCATCCGATATCGACAGAGCCAAGGCGTCCCAGGCCTTCTGTATCTTAGCGACTGTTTCCAAAGTCTGTTCAAGTGTCATACCCATTCCATTCACCTCCACGTAATGCGTGTTTTGGAATCTGTACGGCTCGACTCAACTGATCAATCAGTTCTGCTGTTGGTGTGGCTGACAAATCTACCTTCACTTCGACATTTGCTTCCGGCAGTGGTAAATATCCAAGCGCCTCCATTCGCTTATGGTCGCAGGTGGATACGTACGGACACGCTTGGCATTTCTTCGCCAATCTTGATAGACCCATTCCACTCACCTCCAAACCTTGCCGGAACGCTTATCCACAAGAACGATCCGCCCCTCGATCTCGAAGTCCGACAAAGCGCAAATATCAAAGATCATATGGAGCAGCTTGTGGAACCGTTCCTCCTCGGTCTCAATGTTCTTCAGGGCCTGATAGGCGGTCGGGTCAGAATATCCCTCTGCGTTTTTTCGGTCGTTCCAGGACAATCACTGTCACCCCGTTCCTTCATAAATTTGATAAGCGATTGAGCGTGCATGTCGCTGATGCCGTATTTTTCTTGCAGCTTGGAGACGAACCAATCGGGAACAGGTTTTCTCCCGCACTCGATGGCAGACAGCTCAGCCGATGAAATATCAAGGTCCTTTGCCATGTCATAGAGCAGGAGCGCCCTGACTAAGCGGATGTTCCGTACTGTTCTTCCAAAATCATCAAGTCCCATGCTCACTCTCCTTGTGCCACGCCTCCACATCGACGCCGATTCTCTTCAGCATCTGAGTGCAGAGCCAAATATCATCCTGATCCTCCATCTCATAGCGGCTGACCAATTCTTTGATACGGTCGTGGAAGGCGTCGTAATAAGTTCGGAGCCGCTGAGCCCCGAACCCGAATTGCTCATGCAGCACCCATAAAATAGTCGCGTCGATCTCGGCGATATGCTTTCGGTCGTACTCTGCCAGCTCCCGCTGGATCTCCAAGTCCATGGCTTTCTTCTCCGCTGCGGTAAGTACGGCCCCGTACACCTTTCCTCCGGCTTTCTTGACCTGCATAGCTGTCTCCCATCATTCCGTTGGTTTCAGCGAAGACCGGCCCGAATATCACTGCGGGCTGAGCAAGCACCAATCGCCATAGAGGCAGCATTGGGGTCGGGCGTTTCCATCCCTTTCTCCTCATCCATCTCCAGAATGGTCATGATGGCGTAGTTGGCCAGATCCATCAGGGTGTCCCGAATGGATTCGTCCGTAACCTGCTGCTGACCGGCGTCATTTGCAGAGAGGCGGGAGAGGGTCTTAAATCGGGAGAACTTGTCTCCCAGCCGAATCCGGGTCATAGCCAGTCCCTCCTCTACAAAGGTCTGATGGAAGCTGTCGCCGTAGTCATGGTTCTTTCGTTCGTACAAGCTGTTCAGCTCGTCGCAGATCGCCTTATGGCGCATCACTTTTTTGTTCATTGGTTTATTCCTCCCGAATAGTAGTTATCGAATTGCCCCTGTGTCCTGGCGGAAGTATGTGCATTTCAACTCCACCGGCTCGATCCAGGGAATATCATGCAGGCGAATGCTGCTGATAGACTCGTCATCCTTTGAGGGTCGGCGGACGCTTACCTCATCCACAGCAGTTTGTGCCGCCAGATACTCCGACTTGTACTGGCACACGTCCCTATGGCTGCATCTGGTACAGCGGGTTTCCTTTACTCCAAACATACGAACCATCTCCTCATGATTTTTATCAATCGTTGCCGCTTTGACATTCAGTTGATGTAGAGCCATTTGCAGCTCATCCACCAGGTAGGTTTTGTCATGGTCTTTAGGCTGACGAACCAGGCCTCGAATCCAATCGGCGACAGTAACGGGCGGAGGAATCTGCAAACCAAGGTCGCGAGCCATACTATCGATGTATCTCGCCATCTGGCAGGTCGGCGCCACAATGACCGCGCCTGTATCTGCGGATTGCCGAATCAGAAATGTGGTTTTGCCCGATTGTCTTCCTGAAACATAAATAGTCATGATGCGTTTTCTCCTTCGACAACAGATTCGATGATGGTTACGGTCCCCTCAAACACGCCGAATTCAGACGATTGCTGAAACGTGTGGGTTTCAGGCTCCTCGTCATCCCGCATGGGTCTGGTCAAATACCACAAGGAATCCTCCTTCCAGGTAATCATCTCCAGTTTTTGCCCGGGTTCAAGCTCTAATGTCATATCGCCACCGAGAGAGCGAGCGACGCCTTGGTCACATCCGGTCAAAAGTCCCAACGACAAAATAATGCACAAGAGTGTGCCGACGTAAATGCGTTTCATGTGTCCTCCCTTCAAAATATCAAAGGACCTCCGTAAGAATCCGGAATTCCTTGAACATACCATCTTCCAAAGTTACTTCAACGGGCTTCCCCAACAGCTCGGAAATATAATTCACCTTCGCATCATTGAGGATTTTTGCCACGCGGTCGAGGGATTCCGCAAGATTGGTATGACGAGTTCCAATTTCCCAGTGGCAGTCTGGAGACATGTTTACAGTGTATTTGCCACCATCCATGACGCCACTGCCAGACATCGAGAAACCGAGTTGGAGCCCCAGCTGAAACGGGTAATCTTTCATACTACCAAACTCGACAAAGTCAATTTTACCCAGTCTTTTCTCAATCATTTTTATCCTCCTCTCCGACCAGTTTCCGGTACAGCTCTTCCGCCTCTTTGCCTTGGAACTGATTGATGATGCGAACATTATCGCCAGGTGCTTTCCTCCCAACGATCAATACCGCAGGGTCGCCGTGGCTGTGGTCAAATCCCACCAGCATCGTGTCAAAATTTTTCACAGTACCCACCTCACAAAGTCAAACAGTAGTTTTACAAGGAATAGAACGCCGAGGATGGCCAGAACAGTGACCAAGTTGAAGATGAACCTTAGAATATCATCCCAGCCGTTTTTCATTTCTTGGTCACCCGCTTCGCCTTCCGCTCCTCATATTCGGCCTTTTCAATCTGGACCATCTTGCCGTCCTCTTCCTTGAAGTAGCGGTTAAGCTCCACCTTCTTGTCATCGGGCGTAAGAATATAATGGTAGCCAACTGTATCGTAGTCGCCGTTCTTAGGATCGACCAGGAAGTCCTCCGAAAACACGCGATACTTCTTGCCGGCAGGCAGATAGGGCATGGTGATGGGGAAGATCTTATCCACGAGCCGGGTCATGAAGCCATTGCTGAAGGCCGCATTCGGAGCATTGATGTTTATGCCGCAGACCCGTTCGGTATCGGAATAGGTGGCTGTGCCATCCGGAGCAACTTCCTTGAACAGGGAGGACATGCGCTTGCACTGGTACTGCTGATATCCTTCTTTCCAGTTGCACTCACTGGTGATGTCGCTCCAAATATCAGGAGTGTCCTCAATGGGCGTCAGGCACTTGCCGTCGATCAGACGGTTCAGAATGCTCTTAGTAATCTGGATGCTGAAACCGCTGTGACCATCCCTGTAAAGGCACTCGTAGGCCCTCAGAGCGCTCTTGTAGCAGGCCACGCCATAGTCCCAGTCATCCGTATCCTCCGAAGCCTCTTTTTCCCGCTGACAGGCCATCTCGACCTCCTGAGAGGCCCAGCGGTTTTCCTCTTCGTCCATCAGCACCGCCCGGTCATCCCAATACTCATTGGCAAAGACCTTCCGGCAGTCCCCGCCAAAGGCCTCGACGATCTCAGGCAGGTTCTCGTTGACTGCGTCCAAGTGAATATCATGCTCCTTGCAGAAGCCCACAGCCTTCTCCAGGGGCTCGCCGACACGGTTGGTCCAGAGGATGACCTTGGTACCATTGGCCTGCTCCTCTTTCAGCCGATTGATGTTCTTCCAGATGGGCTCTCCCACCTCCGGCCACTTGTTGACCGCAAGACAGCCATCGAAGTCCACAGCAATGATCTTCGGAGGGGTAGACGCCGTAGCGTTCTCGGGTTCCTTGGTTTCGACCGCATTTGCATTCATTTCGTTCATGGTGTTTTCTCCTTTTCAAAATATCAATCGATAATGGTGAGTTCGCTCATCGGAACGGTTGCCAGTGCTCCGTTCGTTTTCTTGATAACGGCCTTGTCTGCGAAGAGACCAACGCCGAGCTGTAAAATATCAACCTCTTCGGCGCGCTCTTTTGCCAATCTGAGGCATCCCGAACAGGCTCCTTCGGGAGCCCACCCCAAATTCATACAAGCGATGCAGTCGGGCACACTCTGATAAATCCCTTTCATGTCGCTCCTTTCCAGAAAATATAAATGCCCCGAACTGCTGTTACACAATTCGAGGCATTCTTTTTTTTTCGTATTTTGTTTAATCCGAGGCTTTGAAGTTGTAGACCGGGCGAATACGCTCCACAATGTCCGCTGTGGGGCCGATTTGTGCGATAATCTCATCCATGCTCTTATACGCCATGGGAGATTCGTCCAACGTATCCGGCACCACACAGGTCGTATAGATGCCTTCCATTTCCGACCGGAAGGTTTCCATAGACAACGTATTGAGCGCAGCTCGCCGGCTCATCAGTCTTCCCGCGCCATGCGGAGCGGAGCAGTTCCACTCTTCATTTCCCTTGCCAATGCAGATCAGGCTTCCGTCACGCATGTTGATGGGGATGAGCAGCTTTTCGCCAGCTTTGGCAGAAACGGAGCCTTTGCGAAGGATCATGGCGTCCGTATCAATATAATTATGGATGGTGGTGAATTCGTCCGTAATCGTGAATCCCATCCCGGACACGATGATGTCCGCCATAGCTTTTCGGTTCAGAACGGCGAAGCGCTGGGTCAACTTCATGTCGTGGATGTAGTCGTCGAACAACTTACCCTCCACATAGGCCAGGTCTTTCGGAATATCCAACACGTGCTCTTTCTTCAGCGCCGTAATGGTCTTCTGAATTTCCTGGAAACGCCCCTCCGCTTTCAACTGGGCAATGGTCTCCTGAATCTGATGACGGGCTCCGCCCCAGAGTGCCCGGCGGCCTTCGTTTTGATAATAGTCGGCCACTTCCGTTCCGAGATGTCGGCTCCCGGAGTGAATCACGAGAAACAGCCGCCCGTCCCCGGCTTGGTCTACCTCAATAAAGTGGTTACCGCCTCCCAAAGAGCCGATGCTGTGAACTGCTCGGTCAAGATTGACCTGGTCGGCACAACGGAGCTGGGTCAAGTCGATTTCCGAATTGAGAGGATGGGGAATATCGCGGATTTCTCGGCCGTAGGGAATCTTCTCCCGAATCAGCGCATCCAGCTTGGCGAAGTCAATCTCGCGTTCGGCCAGTTCCACAGTTTCAATACCACAGCCAATATCCACGCCTACCATACCGGGGACGATCTTGTCCTGAATGGTCATAGTGGTGCCGATGGTACAGCCTTTACCCGCATGGACATCGGGCATAATGCGGATTTTACAGCCTGCAAACTCAGGCCGGTCACAAACAGCTTGAATCTGCTCCCGAGCCGCTCCTTCCAGCTCATTGGTGTAGCAAATAGCAGTGTTGTATTGCCCTTGAATTGTTATCACAGTTTTTCTCCTTTCCTGCGAGATTTAGAACCAGACGTCGATCGACGGGAAAATATCCTGGAGAGATTCTCCATCAAAGAACCCGTCCGAAAGAAGATCGTCAATGTTGTCGTAGTCTTTCCACACCTCGCCATACCACATCGCATAGGTGGTATTTGAATCGCTGGTTTCTGGCTCGATGCCACATCGCTTGCCGTTGTACTCAAACTCGGCCGTGGCATACTCATCGCTCAGAATCGCTACAAACTCTTCTAAAGTCATAAAATATCATCATTCTCCTTCCTTAAATCCTCCGGTATCTCTTCCTGAGTGCTACTAATTCGTTTTCCGGTTTCACGATCCCACTCATAATAATGAATGTGCTCGCCATGACTTCCATACGAATGGTGTTTGGGATTACCATGATCGCTCGTGTGTATTTCTGAAACTTTCCATCCGTCACCATCGTAAAATGCGCGTGTTTTCACTTTTCCATCAGAAGAAATGTGATCAACGACACTGTCGGGTTCGTCCTGTTTAGTTGGTCCAGCATGTCCTTTGATGGTTTTTGTTACTATTCTACCAGACTTCTTGCTTTTATCAAGCGGATACGGCGGCCTATTACGAACGCCCCACTTCTGACCTTTGACGCCATGATGAGCAAGGACATTAAATCCAAGCCGGCCCCGGAGTTCCCAGAGAATATCTTCCACGGTTTCGCGGGTCTTCGGGTTCAGTTTGATATAGTCCTTATGTTCATCATACCACGAGAAGATCTCGCTCAGATTACCTTCCGCCCAGCTGAAGGCCCACCAGTCGCAGATCATCTCAATAATATAATTGTAAGGCATCTCCAGCAGGACTTCGCCTTCACCGGGGTCATCGTTGATTAGAACCCAGTGCTGCCAGTGATGGGGATTGCGGTGGATGTGCAGGAGCCAGGCTCTTTGGAACGCCTGGACAACAGCATAGGAGCGGTTGCCTCCATAGAAATAAGCGTCATAGGCCTCGTACTCATCCGGCTTTGATTTGGACGCATCATGCTCGAACTCGGTCTGCCAAGCAGCGTCCGGTTTCCCCTCAAAGAGCCAGGGCATGTTGGTCTGAAGCCAGTCAAAACCCTTTTTCACGTTGGCCTTGTGCTTTTGTAAATATAAATCGTATTGGTAACTCACGGGCCGCACCTCAATTCTTGATGCCAAGTTTCAGTTTGGCCTGCTTGAGCGTCAGCCCAACAAAGTCGTTCGGTTTGATGATGGCAGGCGCCTTGGAACGGGAAACGGCTTCCCCATACTCCAGAACACCTTGCGTTCCGTCGTCGTAGAGAAGCCGCAGCCGATCGTTCAAAATATCACGCTGAACCATCCTGATTCGCTTTTGTGCCATATTGCCCTCCTGTGTTTTAAGTGGTGTATGCCAGGTCCCAATTCTGGGCAAATGCCTTCGTAGAGGAGTAAGGGCAGGAACGAGTCATGAAACGCCCGACCTTCCATTCCACCCAAAGGAACTTCCCTCGAATATAAATGCGGGCGTCATAGGCTTCGCCGTTTTTCAGACCCATGGAACCATCTTCCCCAATGAATCGCAGTTTCATAGCGCGCAGCCTCCTCATTCATCCGTACCCTCGTAGCAAACGGGTTTATGCGAGTGCAGGTTTACTGGATGCTCCAGACACTCGTCGCAGGGC